GAGGAATCCTATGGACCTCCTCTTCCAGGATGAGAACCTAACCATCCTGCCTTTGTCCCCTCGTTACATAACGTAAAGCGAAGGTATCTCTTCAGTTCGGTATTTCTACCTTACCTTAGAGAAGACAGGCACCTGTTAGTGTACTAGCAGCAAGAGCATTGTCAACTTAGTAAAAAGAGTCAAAGACTCAATTCATAAAGATGATACGTCATAAAAGCAAAAATAATAAGGGCCTTTGGCGAACGTACCCGTATATACGGGACATTTCCTCAGGATTAAATATTCTCGCTACACTAGCTCCACGTGAGTGAAGTAGCGCGACTACTCTATGCAAATCTTATAAATCCCTGGTTCGGAAATTAATCACGAACCACGGACCTGTCGAAGCCGCAAAACGGCTGAAGAATTATCAAAACTTCGTCACCCGACGGGCACTGGAGTTACCAGTTGAACCACTAGAGTGGACCCGGGTTGACAAGACAGGTTGGCCAATCATTTTGAAGCCATTTAAGAACTACTGTACGTCTCAAGACCCCATGAAGAAGCATTTCGTAATCTCAGTATTTCGATCGTTAGATCTATTTAAAGGTCATACTAGTAAAAATATCGAGACCATCGTTGCCCCTTTTACAGGGTGTCAGACGGCACTAGATGAATTCACAACTTATTGTAAAACATGAGGGAAGAATTTAAAAGAACGACATGAACGGTCAAACCGTCCATGACGCTTTCGAGAAGAAAATAATAGCATAAAGGCGAAAGCCACGTCAGGACCCAATGGATCCTCCAGCACTTTAAGTCTGGTTTTAGACGCGGTAAAGCTATCAGATAGCCATGAAGTTTGTGAAAGCATTCTCATGCTAGCTAAATTGACATGTTCTTCAGACCTCCATAAATGGATGAAGAAGACTATCGAGGAAGCTGGTCGCCTATCTAAATTAAGTAGTAAGTGGAAGCCCCATAAGGAGCTTTCTCTTGGTCGAATTGGTTTTGTACCTGATAAAGGTCTCAAAACCCGCGTTGTAGCTATCGGAGACGGATTTTCCGCAGCCGCGTTACAACCAGTCCATGACTACTTAATAACTATGTTAAAGGTGATGCCCACAAGTGCTGCTTTTAAGCAGGACAAAGCGTGAGCAACCCTCATTTATCGTACTCTCCACGGATTATTCTGTGGAAGTTCTGATGCTACAGCTTTTACAGACCGGTTTCCAATCGGTCCGCAGGCTGCAGTTCTTGAGAGTGTAACTGATGCGAAGTTGGCTATACACTGATTAAGTGTAATCCAGCGACAATTTAAGGTTCCAGGTCCATGTAATGATACGATTAAATATCAAGTCGGTCAGCCCATGGGCTTTCTTTCTTCGTGGCCGTTGGCCACGATCACTCACCATGCACTCGTTGAGTACGCAGCGGACCGGGTTCTTACAGAACGCGCTTCGAAAAGCTTTAAACGTTCAGGTTATTTTATTTTAGGCGACGACATCGTCATCTTTAATGAATTAGTGTACAACGAATACATAATTCTATGTATCAAGTTGGGACTTGACCTAAATAAAAACAAAAGCACTGTCTCAACACACTGTTGCGAATTTGCAAAACAGCTGTTTTGACGAGGTAGTCGGGTATCGGCAATTACGCCTTTATCCCTACTCAAAGTATCATATGATCCTTTGAGTGTGTTAAGTCTTTTACAAGAACTTTCACACCTCGGATATAGCTCCATCCCAGCAATTAATTTGTTGAATCTATTTCCAAAGAAATATTGAAAACAGTTAATACCATTTCTCTCTAATCCGGAGACTTTCAATTACAATTGTAATTTGATCGACTGGAGTGAAGCCCCAAAGGGGTTATCACCTAGCCAGTACGGTTGGGTCTGGACTCAAAAACAGTTCTCAGAAGCGCTTTCCTACGCCTCCTTGCTTATAATTGAGCGAGAGGTTAAAAAGTTGCGTTACTCTGATAAGAGTAATCGGAACTTAGTGACCAACAAATTGTGGTATAATATCCAAGAACTACAATTGTCTGATCCTAAGATCGAACCAGCGTACACCCGAGCATTCTATGATACTCTGCAAAACTTCGGTAAAGAGTTAGCTAAACTTCGGTTTGGTGAAACTCTGCACTATGAATATGCGCAGTTCATCAAGCATGCCCGGTCATTGGACCCGAACATACATATTGGGAAAGATAAACGTACTGCTGTGAACGAACTAAATGTTCTAATCCAAGCAATAAATCAACTGCGAAATCCAGACAAAAGTCTAGATATTTCAAAGTTCGATAATTTTGAGGTACAAATGTACCAAAATATAATCGACGCCATTGCAGGCTCTCGGCTATGGGCTTAAACCCATAGAGTGGAGATTTAAGATTCCCCGTTAATCGGGGTAGTCTAAGGATCCA